ATATTATTAAACTTAATTCAAACGATTATTTAGAACTATATTGGCAAACAGAAGATTCTACTCATGTACAATTAGAATTTTTGCCTGCAGGTACTACTCCAACTACACCAGCAAGTCCCTCAGTTATTGTAACTGCACAACAAGTTACTAACGTACAAGCAGCCGTACTAAGTGGTGCATTGACTGGTAATCTATTAGGTAATGGTTATGGTCTAAGTAGCATGGCGTTTGTTGAATCTGTTGGTAACATTTCTGGTAATGTGTTTACTGGTAATGCTAATGGGTTATATAATATTGTTGGTGCTAACGTTACAGGCTTTGTAGCCAATGCAACACATGCAAATCTTGCAGATTTTGCAACAACAGCCAATGCAGTAGCAGGTGCTAATGTAAGTGGATTTGTTGCTAATGCAAGTCATGCATCAATTGCAGACGCAGCCAATGTTGCGTATTCTGTATCAGGTGCTAACGTAAGTGGTACTGTTGCTAATGCAACATATGCAGTAACTGCTGGAGAAGCATACGCAGTAAGTGCAGCCAACATAGTAGGTACAATCAATCTTGCTAATTTTGCAACAACTGCGAACTCAGTAGCCGGTGCTAATGTATCAGGTGAAGTCGCACATGCCGCAGTCGCTAACTCAGTTAACGTAGCAAACGTTGTTGGCATAGGCAATATTGCAACTATTAATTTAAATGGTAACAGTATTGAAGTACTATATGGTAATGGCGCATTTGCTGGTGTTGCTGATGGTAACTTTGCTAATTATTCTAACTTTGCAAACTTTGCAGGTAATGTAACTGTTTCAAGTCAACCAAACATCACAAGTTTAGGTACATTAACAAACGCAAACGTATCAGGTACTGTTACAGCAAGTCGTTTAGTCAGTAACATTGCAACAGGTACTGCACCATTCACAGTTACAAGTACTACACCTGTTGCTAATTTGAGAGTAACTGGTAGTCAACCAAATATTACCACATTAGCAAATAGTAGTCTTAGTGTTTATACTGGTAATTCAGGTTCTGGTACAAAATATTTGTTAATGACTGAAACTCGTCTCAGCGATGATAATTTAGTGTCGGCACCAGGTATAACTGCAAACGGATCCAACAGTTCTATTACTGCAACTACATTTGTGGGCGCATTAAGTGGTACAGCAAGTAATGCTACATTGGCAACTAATGTTCAATTAACTAATGATGCGGCAAATGCCAACAATCAACCAGTATTATTTGGTGCTAATGCCGCAAGTCAAACTCCAGTAAAGTATGATACAAGTTTTAATTATAATTCTAGCAATAATACATTAAATGTAGGTAATTCAATTAATTTTGGTGCTAACATTACTGGTCCACAAATTATAAGTAATATTGCAACAGGTACTGCACCATTTACAGTAACAAGTACAACACGTGTTGCAAATTTGAATGTCGCTAATGCCGGTGTTGCTGATAGTGCAACAGTGGCTGCAAGTGCTAACTCTGTAGCAGTAGCCAATGTTGTTGGCATAGGTAATATTGCAACTGTAAATTTTGATGGTAACGCAAGTAATGCACTATTGGGTAATGGTGTGTTTGGTGCTATATCTGTTTCTTCAGTTGCAAATGCAAACTATGCAAACTTTGCTGGTACTGCTTATGCTGTTGATGCAGCCAACATTGTTGGAGTTGTAAACTTAGCCAATTTTGCTACAACAGCAAATGCAGTAGCGGGTGCTAATGTATCAGGTGCTGTAGCATATGCAACAACAGCAAATGCAGTTGCGGGTGCTAACGTCTCGGGACAAGTAGCCAATGCATTAGTTGCAGGCACAGTCTACACAAACGCACAATCAAATATCACATCAGTAGGTACATTAACAAGTTTAAATGTTTCTGGTAACATCAATGGCAACACTTTATTGTTTGTAGGCTTTGGTGCAAATACAAGTGGATTTACTAACCCAGTAATCGTAGGTAAAGCAGGTGCAAGTCAGTATGTACAGGCTGCTTTAGTAAACAGCAGTGATACAGGTAGTGCTGACTGGGTAGCATACGGAGATAATGGTACTGATAACAATGCCTGGAGTGATATGGGTTTCACTGGAAGTAATTTCAATGATGCTAACTATACAATCACAGGTAAGAATGATGGTTACTTGTTTGTTCAAGGTGACGGAGCAAACGTTAATGGTGGTAGTCTTGTACTTGCTACAGGAGACCAAGGTATCACAAAAGACATTGTATTTGCTACAGGTGGATTCTTAGCCGCAAATGAAAAGATGCGCTTTATTCACAGCACTGGTCAATTTGATATTGAAACAACTACAGCCGCAACTACAACCACTTCAGGCGCATTACGTGTTCGTGGTGGCATAGGCGTTGCTGGTAATGTTGTATCTGGCGCAAATATAACAGCAAGTTACTTTATTGGTAATGGTAGTGCGTTGACAGGTATCACTGCAACTGCAACACCAGCAGGTTCTAATACACAAATTCAATATAATGATGCTGGTACATTAGGCGCAAGTGCAAATCTAACATTTGATAAGACAACCAATACATTAACTGCAACTAATATTGTTGGTAATGGTAGTGGATTGACAGGTATAACATCTGCCAATGCAACAGCAGCCAATACAATTTTATCTAACACATCAACTGGAAACAATTATCTCTTGTTTACTAGTTCAAGTGCAAATGGATATGAAACTCCAGTAAAAGTTACAGGAATTACAGCAAACTTATCTACTAACGCAATTACAGCAACTACATTTATCGGAGCATTAAATGGAACAGCAAATAGGGTTAATTTATTTCAACAACAAGGTAGTACAAGTACTTTTAATTTACCGTTTGTTAATCCAAATTATGCTGCAACAAATGTTACATTAAATATTGATGGTACTAATCCATTGACATATGTACCAAATACTGGTATGTTGTCAACTACTAGATTAACAGTTACAGGTAATATCAGTTCCGGTAATGCTAATTTAGGCAATCTAGCAACTGCTAATTTCTTTAGTGGTAATGGTAGTTTATTGACAGGTATTACAGCAACTGCAACACCAGCAGGTGCTAATACGCAAATTCAATTCAATGATGCTGGTACAACAGGTGCTAGTGCAAATCTAACATTTAATAACACTAGCAATACATTAACTGCAACTAACATCGTCGGTAATGGTGCTGGATTAACTTCATTAACTGGTGCTAATGTAAGTGGACAAGTAGCAAATGCAGTATTGGCTGAACATGTATATAACAACAGTCAACCAAACATCACAAGCACAGGTACACTAGTAAACTTAGCAGTAACAAGTTCAAGTTTAACTGCAAACACTCCAGTTAACTTTAATCAAAGTTGGAACAACGCTAGTGCAAACTTTACTGTATTAAGATTAAACACAACCAATACAGCAAGTGATGTCAATAGTAAAATGCTTGACATACAAGTTAATACTGTAAGTCAGTTCAGTGTTTATGCTAACAACTATACTGATTTAGGTAATGTTGCTTATGCTAATTACCATACAGGTAACGCAAATATTTCTGCACTAAACGTGTCGGGAGTAAGTAATCTAAATAGTGTAAGTAATGTGATTATCACAGGTGGTACAAATGGATATGTACTAAGTACAAACGGTTCAGGAAATCTTTCTTGGGTCGCACAATCAGGTGGTGGAGGTGGTTCAGGTGAAACTGACTTCACACCAAGTTTCTTATTAGGTGGAATGTAAAATGGCAACAAGTTATAAAGTCTTAGCACAACTAAACCCAAGTGCAAATACAGCAAGTACACTGTATACATGTGGTACAGCAAATGGTGCAGTCGCTAGTACATTAGCGATTTGTAATCAGGGCGCAAGCACAACTGTTCGTGTAGCAGTGCGCCCAGCAGGTGCAACATTAACAGCAAGTCAATATATTGTATATGATGCTGGTGTGAATACTACTGACACATTGTTTTTAACAATTGGTACAACACTTGCAAATACTGATGTAGTTACTGTATATGCAAATACTGCTAACATCAGTTTCAGTTTGTTTGGTAGTGAGATGACCTAATGAGTATTAGAACTGCTCTTAATTCTGGTATTGAAAACGGGCAACGAGATTTGCCATTTGTTCAAAAACCTATTCCTGCAGTAAGTGCAAGTAGTTATACAAGACCAGCAGATTGGCCCGCATTACCATCAATGACTTCTAGTGATTCTAAATTTCTTGGATTGCTTGCTGTTACAAATGATACAAGTAATTATATTGCTTTATCTGCAACTACTGGTACTAGTGCTACTGCTGGTACTGGATATATAGGTAATGGAACTGGTGTCAGCACAACTGGTGTATATTTTTCTCCACCAAATAATACATTTGCTGTTGGTATGTTGCTTACAGGTACAGGTGTTACTGCTAATACGGTAATTACAGGTACTGATACTTGTGTTGCTAACATACAAACTGCGGGTGCTAGTACTACATTAATTGTTAATAGTGTCACAACTGGTACTGTGCTGGTTGGCATGGGTGGTACCACTGCTGGTGGTGCATTTATTATTTCACAAATAAGCGGAACAACAGGTGGTGCAGGCAGTTATCAAATGTCTGGTACCGTTAACATTTCTCCTAGCACACAAACTTTAAGAAGATTTACGGTTAATAATTCTCAATCAATTAATGCTGTATCAATTAGTGGTGCATATCCTTATATAGTTGATTGGGGTGATGGCAGTAGTCCAGTAACTGTAGGAAGCGGTACTATTGCACAATATCAATATAATTATAGTACACTTAGTTCAAGTGTAACTTCAAGAGGTTATAAAACAGCAATTGTTACTGTTACTGTACCAACTGGTAATTTATTAAATGTAAATTTACAACAAAAATATGTGCTTACAGCCACTTTAGGTACATTAAACGCATATGTTGGTAAATGGTTAGATATAAGTTTAGGTAGTCCTACTATGACTTCCTGTAATATTGGTGGAAATACTACACCATTAAACATGTTAGAACAAGTTTCTTTTTATGGTGCTGCCACAAGTGCTACAACTATAGGTACAAGTTTATTTGCTAATTGTTATTATTTGCAATCTGTACCTGTATTAAATTTACCACCAGCATGGACTTCTGCGGCAACAATGTTTCAAAATTGTTATCAATTAAAAAATCCACCAGTACTACCAAGCACATCAGTTGTTAGTGGTATAACACTTCTAGGTATGTTTCAAAATTGTCGTAGTTTAGAATATGTACCAGATAATGTTTTTACTAACGTTAATGGTAAAATTGGCGGCACAACTGCAACTAGCGATGTTTTTGCAGGATGTATTACATTAAGAGAAGCGCCAATGCTTGTTTGGTATTCTGGTGGTGGCGCAAGCACATCAATGTCTAGTATGTTTTCTAACTGTTACTCATTAGTAAAAGTTCCACCATATAATACTACATATGTTAATAGTATGCAAAGTACATTTAGTAACTGTCGTAATTTAGCAACTGTACCATTTTTTAATACTTCTAATGTTACCAACACTAGTAGTATGTTTTCTAACTGTTTTTCATTAGTAACAGTTCCATCATTTAATTTGTCGGTATGCACATCGCCAGTAAGTATGTTTGTTGGTTGTTCAGCATTAAAAACTATACCATCATTATTCATGCCAGTAGCACAATCATTAAGTGGTACATTTTCTTCCTGCCCGGCTTTAATATCTGTGGGCACAGTACGTACAGGTACTAGTCTTGCAGGTTTAGATGGGGCGTTTTCAAATTGTACGGCGTTAGAAACTGCACCAAATATTACTAATACTACCAATGTAACAACTACGGCTCAGATGTTTAGTGGTTGCCAATCATTAAAAAGTGTACCGACGTATGACACTAGCAATGTAACAAATATGGCTAGTATGTTTACTAATTGTTATGTGTTAGTAAATATTCCATTATTTAATACAATTAAAGTAACAACGATGGCTGCTATGTTTCAAGGTTGTTGGTCTGTTCAAACTATTCCAGTATTTAATACAGGTAATGTACTTAGTATGCAATCTATGTTTAATGGAGCAAACGGATTACAAAGTATTAATTTTACAGATACTACTAAACTTACTAATATGTCTTTAATGTTTAGTGGTTGCATAACATTGCCCACAGAAGCATTAACTGCTGGGGCTCCAAATTCTTGGAATACTAGTAATTTGACAGATTTGTCTAGTACATTTGTAAATTGTTCATTAATAACAACTATACCAACATTTAATACTGTAAAAGTAACCACTATGAATAGTATGCTTAATAATTGTACAAATTTAGTTACTGTGCCTGCATTAAATATGAGCAATGTAACTAATTCGCTAATGTTTAGTGCTAATCCAACATTAAGTAATTATCAACCTACTGGTACTAAAACATCTATATCTTTTTCAGGTGCTCAAATGAGTAAGACTGCATTAGAAAATGTATTTCTTAATGGTATTATAGCGAATACAACATCACAAACTATTACAATCACAACTAATCCAGGCACTGATACACCAGTAGTAAGAACTTCTGGTACTGCTAACAGTCTTTCAAATTCAGTACCATTTTCAAACACTGTTGGTATCACTACTGGTATGATAGCATATGCTACTGGATATACTCCAGGTAATAAAGCATTAACTATTAATGTCGGTACTGCTAATATTTCTGGTATTGGTGCTAATCTTGCACCACCTGTTAATAATAAGGTAGGATTTTTAAACCCAACATCAATTACTAATATAACAGCAAATACTGTTTATTATGTAGTTAATTCAAATGCTGATGGCAACTTTCAAGTTAGTAGTACTCTTGGTGGGTCAGCAATTACATTTACTGGTACAACTAGTTTAGTTAGTATTAAGATACCGTTATATGTACAAAGTGTCGTTGCCAATACAAGTGTTGTGCTTAGTAGTTCGCCATATACAACAACAGCAACATCAGTAAGTTTTAGAACACTAGATATGGGTGCGGCATTTATTAAAAACTGGACAGTGACTGGATAAAATATGTTTTATAAATATGAAGATGGAATATTAATGTGTGGTCCAACTGTTGCTTTCCCGTCAGGAGAAGTATTGCATTTGGAGACTATAAACGAACACACATTCCCAGTGTATGATTGGTACTATTTCGCAACAGAGGAAGAAGCCAAAAGTTTCTACAACATCGTGGATGAAAATAATGATTGACTTTAACACATCACAATTAACTTGGATACTAGTTGGTTCAATTAGTGTAGGTGGGGCTGGTTATATGTCAATCAATGATAAGGTGGATGAGTTGGATAAAAAACTTGCTGTACAAATTAATAACACTGAGCATGTCAGTAAGAGCCTCAGTGAATTACATACCCAACTCATCCGTATTGAAGAAAAATTAGATAAGAAATCTAAGTGAATAAATATTTTTGTAAGTGTATCTGAGTTCGTTTTTTTACTAGTGCCAACTTTTTTAGACCTTTCTTGGCATACACTTACAACTCTTTTCGCCCGGTTGCTAGCATGTTATTTCCGTAATTCTATAAATTGTCAAGTGAATCTGACATTCGCTTAGGTTAGCAATCGGGCACTTTATGTAGGTTGTCCCGTTTGAATGCACACTACGGGACCAGAGTGTTTATTATCTTACAGCGCAGGACACTTTGTTGATATGCTTTAATTACTACAACACTGTTCTGTCAAGTTTGTTACGCTTTTTATTTACCAAAAGACGAACAATGTCAAGTTGTTCTTCAATATAAGCAAATTCATAGATAGCATCAAGCAAACTGTCTGACGATCCACGATTGACCAAATCTTTTAAATTGGACACTTGCGATACTAGGTCTTGCATAGCATCTTGCAAAGAAGAATGTTTTGCTTTTTGTTTTGCTTCATCACGCTTACGCATCATATCATTGACCAATGACATTGCTTGCTCAGGTGTACCACGATATTGAACTGTTTTGCGTTTAGAGTGTGTGCGAATCATTTGTAACTCCGATGTGTTGAAAGAAAAGATAGTATAGCACAGACCTGATTTATCGTCAAATCTGTGCTGTTGTGTTTATGCAACATCTTCAGTATATTCTTCAATGCGTTCCCGCAAAGAATTAGCAAGATTACAAACAGCATTACAATAGTCAATTGCATCTTCTGGGTTATAGTCAATGCGACCTTCTACCTCATTAGCCATAGTCTTGATTAAATTAACCAATTCTTCAATAGACATCTCGTCAATAGAACCTTGTGAAAACATTTGAAAACTCCGTTTAGTTAAGAAAGAAAAGACAGTATAGCACAGACCTGATTTATCGTCAAGTCTGTGGTGTTGTTTTATTGCTACGCTCTACCACCAAGCAAATAGAAAGTTTTTAATACTATTCTAGTCAATGCTTTGTGTGGGTCTTTTATGAGTTGTTTAGTTCTCATTTTTTCAATATTTCGTCCCAATTTGTCAAAGTCAAAAGTACTCATGTAAATGGAATCTTTAATTGCATCAATACCTTTTTCAACTGTATCAATATCTGTAAGTTCAGCATATCCCAAAGAAGATGTAGGACTGATTTCTCTTCCATTCAAAACATAATTATCTTCAATTACCGCTGGTTCACATGCTGTGATAATACTTGGATTGATTCCCTGATTGAAACAATATAATGTAAATGACCCGTAATCCATTTGCGTCTCCGCGTTGTTGTGAAAGAAAAGATAGTATACATCAAACACCATTTATCGTCAAGTTTTTTGACGTTGTTGCAAAATAACAACAAATGAATACTTTTAGTTTCAATATGGGTTTTTAACCAAAATGTCTAGATTTTTTGCAGTTTTTACTGTATAGTGATAAATATATTTGAATGAGCAATCATTCATGCAATACTCCTAATATTGCATTTTCTAATAGAACCAAGAAGCCCCGGTTTTGACGAGCCGGGCTTCACTTTCGTCAAAAGGGTTCTATAAGAAATAGGTTCTGGAGAAGATGATGTCACAAGTTCTAAAGTAGTTGACAAACTAACAGGAGAAAATTATGTTTATAAAAGTCACGGCGTATGTAGGTCCTACATATAGCAAAAGTCACGGCGCAGTATTAGATATATTACATATATATCGGAGAGCAAGTAAGGTATCTATAGATACAAGTATGGGGGGCATCAATGAATAACTTAGAGATGTATCTCCGAGTTCCAAAAGAATTTGTTGAGAAATTCCCAAATCTATCAGTAGAAAAGCAACATCTATATTATAATAGATATCTGAAAGCAATACGCAAGGCATTCATAAAACGACTTCCATTTATGAATAGCAACTATACCCATCTATCACTTAAACGAATCGGTGATAGTTGTGGTGAATTTCAATATGAGAACACAAGACATTATATCTGGAAAGAGTTTAAGGACTTACGCCCATTCTTTGTAGAGATACCAGATAAAAAGGGCAATGGATATAAAAGAGGCAATAACTTTGAAAAAAACAGTGAGGTATACATTATGAACCAAAAACTAATTGATATGTTAATTGACAAAGGTGAAGTTGAAGAATTGGTCAGTGAATTTTATGGGGAAGTCACAGATGAAACAACCTTAGAATCAATTGAAGTTGATATACAATCACTTAACAATTACATTCTAGCAACTCAAAACGAATTGAAATTTGTGGATCATAATAGCAAACATGAATCTGCATTGTATAGAAACTTAAGACAAGCCAAATACATTAAGATTATCAGTGAGTTCTTTTATCCTGCATATAACAAGTATATTTTGCCACAGATACCCAAACCAAGCCCATATGGTCGTATCTATTATAAAGGTATCAATATACAAAACGTAAGCAAAGTTGTTCGTAGTGCAGTTCTTGGAACTCATTACACTTATGACTTGAATGCCGCAGTCTATGCAATCAGATTAATGATGGCAAAGCAAATACTTAGAGAAAATCAAATAGATGACTTTGGGTTCTTTACATATACAAAAGAATATTTGGAATTCAAGAAATCAATCAGAGAGAGACTTGCGGCACCTATCATTAAACATATCCCTGGATATAGTAAGCCAATTGAGTTAGTTAAAGAAGCAATCAATAGTATTGGGTTCGGTGCTCGTATTGGTGGGGGTACTTGGCAAGTTGATGGGGAATGGGTAGTTCCTACACTTGAGAGTATCATTATGAATAAGTTAGCACGTGAAGAATTTATGAATGATCCTTGGATTAAGAGTTTTGTAAAAGAACAACAAGACATGACTAAGATTATTGCTGAATACTATATCAATACTCCTGGCTTTGAACAGCAAGTAATTAATGTTCCTAACATGTTTAAGAATAATAAGATTCGTAAAAGTCAAGTAATGAGTTATGTATTTCAACATATGGAAACATCAATCATGTCACTCATTACTAAAAACATACCAGATGTTGTTAGAATACATGATGCGTTCATTACACGCAAACCATTAAGCAATGATAGTTTAATTGAAGTAAAATCTATTCTTAATAATTTGGATCCATTGTTTACAATTGAAGATACACAAGTCAATGGTTGGTTAAGTCCTAAATCAGTTGAGATTGAAGATAATCCTATACTACAGAGACTAAGTGATATTGAAAGAAGTTACGTTCCAAAATACAATTTCAATAATGAATTCAGTGTTGAAGGATTGTATGAGTCTAAAACATTCTATCAACAGTTAGAATATGATTATGAATAATTGTAAAAAAGCACACATAATCCAACTTTTTAACAATTTAAGATAAATACTACGAGAGAAAACAAATGAACAAAATCTATTACACCAAGAAAATAACAGGCGCAGGTACTACTTACATGAACATAGAACAACCAGAACTAGATGACTTAATCAGCAAACTTATTGCATTACAGAGTTTCATGTCGGAACTATCATTATCCACTAATTCGGAAATCAAAGAAGTTGTGAAGTGGTACATGAAGCCAAGCAAAACATTACCGCATAATCGCATATTTGGTAAGTCAAACAGCCCATGCTCATTCGTAGCAGGGATAGTGAACAATCTAGCATTTGGCAATCAAAAAGACCTATCACTTGTACAAGCCGAACATCTGCAAAACATCATTAACAATTCAATCATGCTAATTGATGTAATCAAGGATATGGGTTTTGACCTACAAAAGAACCAGTCATATCAGAATATTCTATTCGTAGAACAACTATTTGAATTTTAACTAACTCATCCAAACTCAGTAAATATCTCATATGCATAAATATGAGAAACGAGGGCGTCCTAAAGGCGTCAAAAATGGTATGAGAAGCGTCAATAATGTACTTAAGGGCGCAGTACAAAACTGGGATGCGTTAGAGAAAGACTTACTACCTACAAGTCGTGTAGTCACTATAATGCAGTATCAGAACACGATACAGAAGAAACACTTAAAAGAAATAGAGATGCCAGAAGAAATACCAAAGGGTAATATAACACAAGTCTATGGTAAAAAGTTTGGCAAACAGTTTGAATTCTTAGGATACAAATGCAGTGATTGTGGTAGACCCTTTAGTGATGACATACTAGTAGATAAACATGTATTGGTTTGTGTCGCTAGAGAAAAGATAAATAAAAGTATAGAAAATGACAAGGATGAGTTCATGCCAATACAACGTGTAACAGTTAAGGGTGAAGATTACTATCGCTGGGGTCAGCATGGTAAGTTATACAAGAATCGCAGTGATGCAGAAAAGCAAGCAGCCGCAGCACATGCATCAGGGTATAATGAACCTGAAGAAGAAAGACGTGGCAGACCCCAATCAGCACCAAAGGTTAAACGATGAGATATCAATTAGTAGTAGGTCCAGATAAAACAATCTGGGTAAGTCTTCAACCATTAATAGAAGATGCAAACGAATCATTAGAGAAGTTATCTAATGTTGACAAGTCAGGACTTAGTGCCATTGACAATGACATTATGGATTTTAATATAATGGGATTAAAAGCAATCTCAACATTCTTATCCGCATTAGTAACAGAAGCAAATAGTAGAGATAATAAAGATGAAAACGTTAATAGACAGACCATTCACTAATCATATCAAAAACTTTGATAGGATGACCACCGAACTCAGTCCATACATGACTGAGTTAGAGATTGACCAAATCGTAGAGTTCATGGTTAAACTACGTGATACAAAACATGACATTGACCCATCAATTGAAGATAGTAAAACACAACTTAAATTGATTCTTGGATCAGACCGTTATGATGAAATCGTGTTTAAGTGGAAACTAGCCAATCAGAAACTATTAAGTAGTTTTGGTACATTGAAGTACAAGGGTAAAGTTGATGGCATCTTATATGATGGCTTGGATCCAGGTGACAACATCAACGACTACGAAAAGATATATGTATGATACAACGCCCAATCAAACCTATGTACGACCAAAGTCTCGTCAATGAGAACATGGAAAACTTGTTAGAGTTAGAGTCCGGTTCAACGGAAAAAGTATCAAATATTTCCGAGACTAAGCCTAAAAGAAAATATTCAAAGAAATCCCCAAGTAGAGGTGGCAAAAGAGAAGGTGCAGGTAGACCTAAAGGTACAACGAATAAAGTTAGTCCAGTTGAAATGCTTAATGATTTCTCACAACGTTCTGGAATGCAGTTCCATGAATTCATTAATGAACAGATTGTTTTAGCATATCAAGCAGGAGATAAAGAACTTGTCAGCAGATATCTATTAGGATTCGCAAAATACCTAGTACAAGACGTACAAGAAATCAAACAAGACGTTACAAGTAACGGTCAAACAATGGGTGTTCAATTAATGTTTAACCCAGTAGAACTGCCTGAATGGAAGAATGAAACAAGTATCCATTAACCTATATGGTGAACAAACAAACATACTGAATGACTGGGTTAACACAGACAAACATTCAATATGCATAGTGCCAGTTGGTTCAGGGAAAACATTCTTAGCAAGCGTATTCTTACCTATTGCGGCAAGCGACAAGAAGTATCATAAGGGTAAGGATATCTTATACGTTGCACCCACACGTGAGATGATTAAAACTCTTATCTGGGAAGACTTAAAGAAGTCATGTAAAGAATACTTTAACTTAACAGACCAGCATATCAACAACGGGGACTTAACAATACAATTCCCTAATGGTGTGTTCATTCGCTGTAAGAGTGCAGAACAACGTGAAAACTTACGTGGTATGAATGCGGGTATTGCTATTATGGATGAAGCAAGTTTATATCATCAAGAATCATTACTAGAGATAACAAATCGTTTACGTCCTAAAGTGGGGTCACCAGACACAGCAGGTCGCATGATTATCATATCAACACCTCATGGTGCAGGTCCACTATACGATTTATATAACGCGGCTAAATCTATTCCAGACAAGTACAGTGTTCGTCATTATAACTATGAACAAATGAGAGCAGGTAACTTAGAATTCATATTGGAACAAAAGAAGATTCTTAGTCCTATGAAGTTTGCACAAGATTACCTATGTAGTTTTGAAAGTGTAACTGACATGTTCTTTTACACATTTCAACCACAATATCACACAGCAAATCTTGAAGATAGTGGCGGTGACCTTTATCATTTCGCTGACTTTAACAAACGTGTTGCTACCAGCGTTATTGCAAGAGTAACTAAGCCATATACAAATGAAGGTAAGATTGACGTACTTAAAGGATATGCTATTGATAATTGTGGTACAGAACAATTAGCACAAGCAATTCGTAGTGACTTCCCTAAACGTAGAATTTTTTCAGTGATTGACATGTCAGGCAGTCAATTGAATCGTGACACAACCAGTCCTTTTGGTGTAACAGATAGAATCATATTAGAGAAGTATGGCTTTACAATCATTAACACTAAAAAGACTAACCCATTAATTACAGACACAGACAACATATGCAATGCTTTTATTAATCAAGGTAGATTAAGAATTGACACATCACAAAACAAAGTTATTGATGCCATGAAAAGTTATCACTTTGAAGATGGCACACGTAAGAAGTTAGTGAAGTACAATGATAAGTTTGCATTCATTGATGGCTTAGGTGACTGTATGCGTTATGGGATAAGTTTGTTATTCCCAATAACACATGATACAGGTAAACTACCTAACTATCAAACAGACGATCCAAGATATAACATACATCCTGGAGCAGAGCATTTACCATATAGTCCATTATATCAAGGTGGACCAACATGGGAACAACTATTAAACCAATCAACAGAGGATAGCGATTACGTAAGTTGGTAATCCAAAAACAAATGACATATAAAACATCAATGGAACAATATAAAACTTATTTCGATAGTCATGTAGAATTACTTGACGATGGATGCTGGCAATGGACTGCTGGTAGAAACAACATAGGCTATGGTCTATTTCGTTTTGAGGGTAAGATGCAAACTGCACATAGAGTTCAAGCCAAGTTCCATGATATATTTGAAGAAGGTAAGTGTGTATTGCATAAGTGCGATAACAAACTATGTGTCAATCCAGAACATTTGTTCGCTGGCACAATGAATGATATGGCAAGACTTAGAACTGAAAAGGGTAGAACGTTAGGAATGACTGGTAAGTATCACAAAATAGGTACATGCCCTCATTGTAATGTTCAAGCCCCTGTAAACACATTAGGTCGAAATCATTTTGATAAATGCACACAGAAACCAAAATAAAAAAACATAAATACATTTGAGGAATTATTAATGAAAAATTCAGAACTACTACGAAAAAATCCAATATATGCGGCAACGTATGAAACTATGTTGGCTTACCAGTACGCATATCTTGGTGGGAGTGTTTTTAAGAATTATGTTAGAAAAAAGCGCCCTAGCGAAGATAGTGTAATTCATCAGGATTTGATTAATAACACTGTTGCTCAACCTATCTGTAGATATGTTGTTGATAGTATCAATGATGTATTGTTTGAACCAGGTGTTAAACGTTATATTAGATTTGCTACACCTGAAGGTAATAAGATATCTAATGAGAACATGGATTGGGCTGAACTATTTCAATTAGACAGTGACTTACAAAATCGTACACTTACTGGCTTTATGGAAACAGTAGGAGACTTAACTAGCATATTCGGACATTGCTGGGTGTTCTGCGATATGCCCCAGGCTAATGAAGGTAGTTTAGGCAGACCTTATGCATGTTCTGTCAGCCCATTAGATGTATGGGATTGGGAATGGGAGATGTATGGTGGCAGACCTATTCTTAAGTATGTTAAAATAAAAGAACGTGAAGAAAACGATTGCTATTACTTCAAGTGTTATCATTTAGGAGATGCTGTTACTCCTAGTTACTGGCGTTCATATGAAGTAGAAAAAGCAAAGCCAGAAAGTGAAGCAGAGTTAGAAGGCGAAGGATATTTCCCTGAAGGCATGGGCATCCCAGGCTTCATCGCATATGGTCGTCGTGACCCAAGACTTATTGATGTTGGCGTAAGTGACATTGATAGTGCAAGTGATGCAATGCGTGAATATTACAAATTAGAATGTGAAGCATACCAATCAATTCAATTTGCTAAAACAATTATTCGTGCAGATAATGGAGTAAAAGTTCCTGCTCATGCTGGCTCAATCGTCAGAGCAACACAAGGACAAATTGAAACTATAGCAGTTGATACAGGTGATGTAGATAAGATTATCAGCAAGCAACAAGATATCTTAAATCAGATTGAAGGTCTAACAGGCTTAGGTGGCATACGTAACACTAAGAACCAAGTTCAATCAGGCATCAGCATCATTGAAGAACGTAAACAACTACATAGAATCGCTAAAGCAAAAAGCCGTGAAATGGAAGTTGCTGAAGAACAATTATGGACATATGCCGCACGTTTCATGGACATGCGTTGGGCTGGTGAGATTGTTTATGGAACTGACTATGAAGCACATGATACCAACTATCGCATGGCTATCATGGAGAAAGCAAAACAACTATTACCTGACAATGAAATTGTTGCAGGTATGATATTACAAGAAGTTGTTAAACTACTTGCACCAAAAGGTGAAGTACAAGAATACAGTGATGCAGTTATATCTACATTGCCACTTCAATTACAACAACTAGCAACAGAACAAGAATCAGAAATCTACACTAGAGATATTGGTAGTCAAATCCCAGTTGAACGTGAAGAAGGTTCAGTTGAAGAAGATGAAAGTGAAGATGAAGAAGATATCATGTATGCTAACGCTGGCATACAAGATACTGGACAAAGTTATAATACACAAGATGCTATTGCCGTGCAACTATCTGGCATGAATATAGGACGATAAATACATATTACAATTCGGTGACTCCGTATAGTCAGAAGGAAACAAATGAACGAAATTAATGACGTTGGCAACGTTAACGCCGCTGATAACCTTACAGCAGAAAATCTAGAACAGGGTAATGAAGTAAACCAAGTAAATGCAGGTGTGATTCGTAAGAGTCAGACTCAGAGTATTCTTAATGCACTTAGTAACGCAAGCGGACAGCAGTTTCAAACAGTAGAAGCCGCAGTTGCATGGGCAGCAAGACTTGGGGCGCAACAACAATCCGGTGGTAACGAACAACCAATGGAACAACCAAAACGAGGTCGTCCCGCACAAAATGATTTGCATGAGCAATTTAATAAACTACAACAAGACTTAGCAGTAAAAGAGCAACGTCTACGTGAGAAAGAATTAGATACAGACATTCAAAGAGTTATGGGTGATAGATTTGATCCCGATCTTATTGATTACGCATTGAATAAAGTAAAGTCTAACATTGAATGGAATGATGACGGCACATATACAATTGTCAATAACAAGGGACAAGAACGATACGGTAGTGATGGTAATCCATTATCAATCCAAGGTCTTGTGCAAGAAGTTGCTAAAGGTAACCCTAAGTTACTTAAGCAAAATCTACAAAACAGTGGATCAGGTTTACGACCTGGACAAGGCAGTTTTGCAGGTGAAGTTGGGGAAAGTGTTCCTGACTACACACGTGATCCGGCAGCATTCAATGCATGGGCATCAAGAAATGGCTTAGGCAAGAATGTTGGTTTAAAGGGTGTCACAGTTAGTGCAAGTGTCAGTTCAGCAAGTAGAAAATTATTTTAATTGCCAACAATCATTTTTTAAGGAGATTTAAATGGCTTATGTATTAGGTGGTTCCAACAATGAAGCAGACGGCTTCACAACCGCAATTGCGAATTTCGCATTACGTGCTATGCACGAATCTAACGGCATGGTCAATTTGACTAATGTTGTTACTCCAACGCAGGGTAATGAATTTTTGATTCCTAACTTTGCACCCATCACATATCAGGACTACAATCCTGCTGGTTCAGGTGGAAACGTATCTGGTGATGCTGATGAGCAGAATCCAGCATTGGGTCAAGGTAGTGTTACAGCAACTCCAGCAGTTGCCGCAACTGCATTTGATGTGTTCTATTCATGGACAACAAGTTTCCAATTGGCTGCTACACTAGGTGCTGAACTTGGTGAGAGTTTTGCTGAAAAGGTTGACCAACGTGTCGCCGCAGCATTCTTGGCATTCAAGGTAACACCAGGAAACACAAACTATGCTACAACACCAGCAGATGGTTTTGCACGTGTATTGCAATTAGGCGCTATGGAACTAGTTCCAAGCGGAGTTACTCCATCTAGCCCAACAGCAGGTTTTACATCTAACACTGTTCTTGCAATGGTTCGTAACATCAAGCAAAACTTCAAAGTTGCACGTATGCCTGGCAACCCTGTTATCATCGTTGATAGCAACGGTAATGACGGTGTTATCGGTTCAACATTGAATCGTTTGTTAAGCGAATTGACAGGTGGCGCAGTATCTCAATCAGGTGGTTCTAATCTATCTGCATTAGGTAACGAATTGCTATCTACAGGTCGCATTGAGAACATCTATGGATGTCAAGTAATGGCAACTACATTCTTGCCAAGTGCAAGTCGTACAATTGACGGTACAGCAACAACACCTTGTTTGGTCGGTGCATACTTCGGTGACAGTGCAATCTTCACAGTTATCAAAGAAGGTCTACAAATCAAAACTGGTGAGAAGCCAGGTGGTTTGCAACAATGGCTAACTGGCATGGGTTACTTCGGTGCTGGTGTAGGCGACAAGCGTCGCGGTGGTGCTATCAATATCGTCCAAGACTAATCAATTAATTAATTACCAGGAGTAAAAATGTCTGTCCCATTTCAACGAATAAGCAATGCAACTGTATCTGATATTAGATTCTATGATCCCGCTGCGGAGCGTAGGGCTGCCAGTTTAAATGTTACTTGGGACGACTATTTCGCAGTTGGTTCACAGGAAATTCTCTACAAGTTAGAGTTTGGATGGTGGAACAAATATTGTGATACAGTCTTTGGTTCAACATATTATAAGAATAATAGTCAAGGTCAATTAGTTACTGCATTTGATCCTAACAAGTTAGTCAAGTCTGACCAGACGCTTGTTAGATTAGATGTATATCATGCTACATTAACATTTTACGAAACATTAGTTACTGATGTTGCGAACTTGAATGAAGTAGATATTAATAACTATGAATTTGCTAAGAAACGATTTGATAGTGAGTGGGAAAAAGCATTACAGTTGATGAACTTCTATGACCTATACGGTGATGGACTTCCAATAACAAAATTAGAGGAAAACTGGACTGCTGACGTTGATTATTTCAATAATGATCGGAGATACTTCTAATGGCTATACCATTAATTACTCCAGGACAAGTAGTAACTTCTATACAGCAGTTAATACCTAAGTCTTGGTTAATAGAAGTATTTGAAGATTTCCCTAGTGATGACGATGTTGTTAGATATGGAATTTATGTTAGCGATATTCATACCGTTAGCAGAGAACCATATAAATTAGCATTGAGTATGGGTGGTAACATTTATGTTGCAACCGATCAAATCAAAATTCTTTATATTAGTTTCCAAGATGACCCTCATCAAGTTGAAATCAATGGTTACATTAGTTCATTGGTAAGTTATACAATGAATGGTGCAACCTATCAATTAATGGATGGTTATTACGAAAGAGATTTTGCACAAGAATTAGTTTATGGACCACAAAGCGAAAAGCATACCTGGACATTTCAATTAAAAAGATTAGAGTTCCAATAACAAACAAGGAGATAATATTATGGCTCGCATTACTACTAACACAACTGGTACACAACCAGTAATAGTATTAGAAACAGCAACAGCAGGTGGTAACTTAACAATCCCGTTCATTCAGGATTTGACAATTACTAACAGTACTGGTGTATATTCTTATACTACATTCTCTGATGTTGACACACGCAAGTTATCAACACCAGCAGATAATGAAATCAGCACAAATGTCGTTATTGATGACACAGCATACTTTGGAAACTCTAGTGCTACTGCTAACACAGCAGTGTATCTAGGTATTTCTAGTTTGTCTGTTAACAAGACACCGATTTCATTTACAATCTATTGGGCTGGTCAAACAGCAGGTTCAGACCGAGTTACTGAAGGTGAAGGATTTATCACAAGTCTAGCACCAACAACTAGCCCAGATGCACCTGTATGGGTCACACCATTAACTATCGCAGTTGATGGTACAATGACAACCAGTTCAACAGGCTAATATATTCAGTAATGAATAATATAGGGGTCTTAGTGCCCCTATTTTTTTAAAGGTAAACAAATGAACAAAGACCACTCAAGCCCAACAAATCAAGTATGGATTAAGACAACAGAAGAACGACTAGCCGCATTAATTGCTGATGAAGCAAAAGGTGCCGCAATGCTTAATGACGTAATGAATACAGTTAAGCAGTTAAAAGCAAAAAGTAGTTTTCGCATCGCACTCATCAATCAAATGATAGAGGATAGGGATGAAAGATAAGACTAAATACAATATCATTAACAAATTAAAGGATTAACAAATGAACATTAAAGAACTCGCAACAAAACCAAAACTAGTAGAAATCATACTTGATGAACCTACACTAGTTGAAAAGTATGGTGAGACAATCACATTCTATACATACGACACAGTAAGTCTAACAGCCTATTTTGACTTCTACGATGCTAGAAGCGAAAATCAATTTGGCAACTTAGAGAAAATCATGCGTAAAATGATTCTTTCAAGTGAAGGTACTCCTGTATTAGCAGACGATGAAGATTTACCAATTGATATCGCTACGGCAGCAATTCAAAAGATTGGTGATATCTTGGGAAAGTCACAACGCAAGTCATCGACACCAACAGTTGGAGAACCGCAGAAATGATTACTGTAGGTAGAATGGCAGAAGCATATGGTTTACTTCCAAGTGAAGTTGCTAGCCGAGCCACTACTTACGACCTTATGGTAACTGATGTGCTTGCGACATATGAAAAATACATGCAACAAAAATCTAGTGGCAAACTAGTCGATCCATCAGTATATCAACTGTCTGGTGATGAGTTAAAGAACATTATGGAGCAAGCACGTGTCAAACATAACTGATAGATTAAATAAAGTCTTGGGTACATTAAACAGTAGAACGATTGCTGTTGAGGCTCACAAGAAATTTGTCAGTGTTACGCCTGTTCGTAGTGGTAACGCACGTAGAAAAACAAGATTGAATAATACTGATATCGAAGCCAATTATCCCTATGCTCAAAGATTAGAAGATAATTATAGTAAACAAACTCGCGGTAAAGGTATGGTACAGCCAACTATTGACCACATACGCAATTTTGTTTTCAAAAAAACAGGCATTGTGATGAAATAAGGAATAATTATGGCAACAGGAATAGACCAATATAAAATTAAATTATCAGTTGAAGGACAACAAGCAGTTGATACACTAAGAAATAGTGTTAGTGGCTTGGGTGCTACTCTTGCTGGTATAGGTTTTGCCTCGTTCATTACTAGCGCATTCAGAATGGCTGATGCTATGGATGACTTGGCAAAAGCCACAGGATTAAGTATTGGTTATGTTACTGCGTTGTCACGTAGTATTGAAGAAGCCGGTGGTAATTTTGAAGATGCAGGTAAGATTATTGGTGTATTCTTTGGTACATTAGATGAGGCTGCTAAAGGTAGTGAGAAAGCACAAGATGCATTAGCCAAAGTAGGCATTCAATTAAGTGACTTAAGCAGACTAAGCGAACAAGAGTTACTACAAAAGGCTATCAACAATCTTGGTGACATGCAAGCCGGTGCAACACGAACAGCATTAGCAGTAGATGTGTTTGGTAAAGCAATCAAAGGTGTTGATCCTAAAGCATTAGAAGAAGCATTAGCCACTAAAGACATTACAAAACTGCAAGAAGAAATGAAGAAAGCGGCTGATGTAGTTGACAATCTTCAATCAAGTTTCCGTGAATTGCAAATGGCTGCAATCAGATTACTAACTCCATTGATTGGAGAAGTAGATAACTTTAAATTAACAGCAGAACAAGCAGAGACAGTTGTAAAAACTCTTGGCATTGCAATCGCTACAGCATTTGCAGTTAGTAAAGTTGCACAAATTATTGAAATTGTGTCAGCAGTTGTTTCATTAACCAAAGCATTACAAGCCGCTGAAATAGCAAGTATGGGTGTTGGCAGCAAACTAGGAATGCTAACCAAACTTGGTATTGGTGCTACTGCATTGTTGTATTCTAGTGATTTAAATGCTAACGAAGATGCAGAATTAGCAAAACGCAGAGCAGGTGTACCTGCACACTTAGCAAATCAAGCAGGCGGTGGTAGAGGTATGGTTAATCCAGCATCTGTAGCACCAAGTACGGCTGCTTATGATGCAAGTCAAGTAAGCAAATACACTAAAGAAGAATTAGAAGCCAGACAAAAATCTGCAATTTCTGCTAAAGCAACTACAGACCAATTAAGATTACAAAACACTGAAGCACAAAGATATCTACGTACAGTAATTACTACAATGGATATGGATCAGGATCGTGCCAATTTGATACAAGATAATGTTCAAATGGAAAGCGATGCTAAGATTAAAATTCTTGACCTTGATAAGCAAATCAATACAGAATTAGCAAACAGACGCGGTCCTAATCAAGAAGTTATCAATCAATTACAAAAACAAAAAGAAGAAGTTAATAACAATCTTGCTATTACTAAGCAATTAAAACAACAAGAATTTGAAAGATTGGCAATTATTGAAAAACAACGTGCCGCTATTCAGAATCAAATTAATAGCATGAACATGTCTATTGAACAAGGTAGAAAGTCATTAGAGTTAGATATTCAACGCGGTGTTATTAGTGGTAAAACTTCACAAGAAGAAGCCAATCGTCTTAACCAGTCATTGCAATTGCAAATGGAGAACGATAGAAAAATTACTGAATTAACATTGAAGCGTCAATTGGCAAGAACTCAGTTAGAACGTGATACGATTGATGCAGAAATCAAAATGACTGAAAATCAATATGCATTGCAAAACATGTTAATGATTAGACAGTTTGCTCAAGAAAACCAATTACGCCAATCTAGTGCTGCAGGGGCAAGAGCAGCCTTTGAACAAATCGCACGAAGCATGGATCCATATATCATGGCACAAAATCGTGTGAATGCACTATGGGGAACTATGTCATCTGCGATTGATAACTTTGTTGACAATGGTAAGTTTAGTTTTAGTGACTTTGCTACATCAGTTATTAAAGATTTATTGAAGATTGAAATGAAAGCAGCCGCTATGAATCTATGGAAGATTATGAGTGGTGGCGGTGGCGGAGGAGGCGGCGGTGGCTTCTGGTCAAGTGTTGGTAGCATATTAGGGTTTGCTAATGGTGGTAGTCCCCCAGTAGGTAAGCCAAGTATTGTTGGTGAGAAAGGTCCTGAGTTATTCGTACCAAAAACAGCAGGTACTGTTATACCAAATGGTGCTACTGGTGGCTCACAGATAATTAACAATTATAATATTAGTGCAATTGATGCCAAGAGTGTTGCACAACTATTCGCAGAGAATCGCAGATTATTATTAGGTAGTGTTCGTGCGGCAGAAAAAGAACTACCATACCGCGGAAGATAAGGATAACAAATGAGTTTACAAACTATTATAAACAACTGTGCGGCAATCACTTTCAATCGTAGAAAGATGGTTGGCATACAGTATACACGAAATGAGATTCCAAGAATTAGTGAAACACCAACAACTAATCCATGGCGTATAACTATATCAATGAATAGTAATTTGCGTTATAGTGAAGCACGTTCAGTATTAGAAGCAATTGATACATTGGATCGTAGAAATCCAGAGATTGTTACATTTGGTAATCTAACTAACATGAATTGGTTGTTTAGATATCAAGGTGACATGAGCGTAAGTCAACGCAGTAATTTGTTAGTTAATAGTTTTGTTGGCAATCAGTTAGTGTTAGGTGGCTTACCTGTTATCCCATCAACTAGCATATTGTTCAAAGCAAACGACTTGATACAGATTGGTACATATCCTTACCCATTCACAAGTACGACTGATGTTGTTCGTGGTACAGGTAGCACTGTTGCAGTTACAACTCATAGACCAAATATCATATCTGACAGTGTTGTTGGATTAGGTTTAACTATCGGTACTAATTGTCAGTTCAGAGTATTCTGTCCAAACATGCCAACATATAAGTTAGTACCAGGTGGCAGTTTGTTCAGTGGCACAACGTTAGTTAATAACGCATACATCACTTGGAGTGATGATTTTGAATTTTATGAATATGTGGGGGTAGCATGATTTTACCATTAGATAATACTTTAGTTGATAGTACTTTAGTTAATGTTGGCTTTGCACGACCAACAATAAAACAAGTAAACAATGGAATTGGTTCTGATTCTTTTAGCGTAAAAACTGTATTGTGTGATGATTGTGATACACCTTTAATTAATGGCGAATGCTCAGATTGTTCTAAACCTACACTACTATGACAACACCTATTCCACAAGTTAATAATGTACCTTATGTTAACAACGCTGAGTTTGTTAAGATGACGGTATACAATGATGATAACACAACAACTGTTCATACGTTCAGCAGTAGTTATAAAGCAGAAACTATTAATGGTCAAGTATATACACCATTAGGTGGATTGATGATGGTTGGTATGCAACAACGTGACATTCGTGTTACCAGTTTCGATACTGCGATTACACTAACTGGTGTAGGTTCAGATAACATTTACATGGTACTTGCTACTAGACTTAAAGGTAGTTTGGTAGAAGTCTATCGTGGATTCTATGATACCAATTATGTACTAGAAGATGCTGTACTAAGATTCAATGGAGTCATTACTAGTTATACAATTACAGAAGATTTGGATACTGACTTACGCAATGATAACTTCACGGTAACTGTTAACTGTAGTGCATACAAAACAATTTTAGAAAATCGCATTAGCGGAAGACAAACAAGTCCTAATCATTGGAATGAATATATAGGCGCCCCAGGAACAACTGATACAAGCATGATTAATGTACCAAATCTAGTTGATGCGTTTTTTGATTTTGGTGTACCAGTAACGGATCAAGGAAAGAAATGAACATAAGACAAGCAAATAAATTTGACACACCAAGAATAATTGAAATGTTGAAAAATTACAGAGAAGTAACACCTGTTAGTTCTTTTAAAGAATGCAACAATGAAGAACATCTGATTGCAATACTAACTCATATCTATGCAGGTAAAGGCATTGCATTAATAGCAGAATCTGATAATAAAATTGTTGGCATGATGTTAAGTGTGATAGACCAATCATTATGGGATCCTAAAATATGTGTACTCAAGGAATTAGCATACTGGGTAGAATTAGAATCAAGAGGATCAACCGCGGGTTATCGTTTATTGTTAGAGTACAATCGAGTCGCAAGGTCACTATTAGTTACGGGTAGAATTAATCATTGGACGATAAGTAAAATGTCAAATAGTCCTGATTTAGATTACAGTAGATTTGGATTTACTAGAGTAGAAGAAACATGGAGCCAAGGAGTATAATATGCCAGTATTTACAGCAGTTGCAACATTCGTAGCATCAGCAGTTGGAGTAACATCCGCATTTGGTGTGGCTGCAATTAACTTTGGAGTTCGTGTTCTTGCTACAGGTGTAGTAAGTAGTTTAATTGCAAATCGTTTAACACAGAAAGATGCTAGCCCTCCAGGTAGTCAACCATTAAGTCAAGGCTCACGCATTCAAGCAAGCCCAGCAACTGACAACAAGTTAGGTGTAGTATATGGTAGTGCATTCGTAAGCCCAATCATTGTTGATGCTAAGATTAGCGAAGACCAAAAGACAATGTGGTGGGTACTTGCACTAACTGAAAGAACTGATACAGGATCATATACCCTTGGTAGTATAAACAGTGCAACTAACACAAATATCTTTTGGGGCGACAAGCAATTGATATTTGGAGACATGAGTGACAGAACAAAAGTAACAAGTTGGATTGACAGCAATGGTGATACTGATACCAAAGTTGCTGGTAATCTATTCGTATACTTTTATGATAATGGTAGCAGTAGCCCAGTAAACAGTACAGTAAGTGCCATTACAGTAATGAGTGATACACAAATTGCTGCCGATCAACGTTGGAACTCAGCACGATATACAAATACTGGCAAGTCACCAACTATGTATAAAACTGTATTTGCTGTTATTAAAATGATTTACAATCAAGATGCAGGCATTACAAGTCTACCACAATTCAAAGTTAAAGTTACAAACAGTCTAAGTAAGCCAGGCGATGTACTTTATGACTATCTAAGCAATGCACGTTATGGTTGTGGTTTAGAATTATCTCAAATTGATAGTGCATCATTAGATTATCTAAATGATTATAGTGATGTTCTAATAACATATACACCAGTAGGAGGAGGCACTGCTACACAACCAAGATATCGCATTAATGGACCTATCAGTACAGGACAGAATTGCTTGACTAACATACAAGATATAATTGATAGTTGTGATAGTTGGCTACAATGGAATGAAAAAGTTGCTAAGTGGAGTGTTATACCAAATCGTAGTTACACGGATTATACGACATATAGTCAGTTGTTTATCATTGATGAATTTAATATTATTAGTGGTGTCAATATTAGTCCAGTTGATTTGAACTCAACATACAATGTTGTAGAAAGTCAGTTCCCAAATACTAAGATTGCAGATAAGACTGATTATAGTTTTGTATATCTTCCAGATGAAGATATGAATCCTAATGAACCAAATAACAAACTAATCGCTACATTGCCTTTAGTTAACAACAGTGTTCAAGCACAATACTTGGCTACTCGTAGATTGATTCAAAGTCGTGAAGATTTAGTTGTAAACTTCAGCATGGATTATTCAGGTATACAAATTGATGCTGGTGACATTGTTCGTGTTCGTCATCAAGCATATGGTTGGGGACCTCTACCAGATGATCCAGGTAATCCAGACAAACTATTCTTAGTCAGTCAAGTACAAGAAAGTAAATCTGAAGATGGACAACTTGGCGCACAAATCAGTTTAATGGAATACAATGAACAAGTATATCAGAACATTGACATTGATGACTACAATCCAGCAGCCAACACAGGTTTAAGTAACCCAAGTATTGTTGGTACACCAGCGCCCCCAACATTTAGTAATGAGAATGCTGAATCAAATACATTTACTGTTAATTGTGTTATACCTACTGTAGGTCAAGTTATTGCAATGGAGTTTTGGTATGGACCTACTCCAACAATTGAAAACAATAATTACTTGTTATGGGATACTCAATTCAATAGTAGCACCCCTGTATATCCACCTGGATCACCAGAGAGTAGCAATGTTGTAGGCTTTAGACCAGACACATATTATTGGGCAGTTCGTGCAGTTACACAAACAACCAAAAGTAGTTTTAGTAATGCAGTAAGTTTACCATGGACACCAAGTCAGCCCCCTACAATCACAGTATGTGAAAGCACAACAAGTGCAAGCGTAACATACAGTGATGTGTTTAGACTATGGGCATTAAGCACAAGAGGTACAGCATTGGATTGCGAATATACTCCTGCTAATAAAGGTGGTGATGTAGGTGGTAGTGCAGGTAATTTATTACAGATTGATATTAACATTGCTGAGTATGCCGCAACTGGTACTGATGGATTGCTTGCTGAAGTTTGGTCAGCCGCAGATTATTGGTATGGTGTAACCGGGTATGGATTGTGCAATGGACCTAATGGTTATCTTGTAACTGTTGGAATTGATGGTACAACTGATTCTGCAATTTATTTGTGTGGTACATCTATCATATCAACAGATGGTCTATCACCAACTGCTGATTACTCAGGTATACAAAAAACAGCCACAATAACAAATACATTGTTACAAGCATGTGCGGCAAATGCAACAACTTATGTAGTTGTTGGTAGCAATGCAAAAGTATATTATAGCACAACAGGATACAATGGTTGGACAGCGGCAACATTACCAGGTGGCGCATCAGGTAAAGATTTTTCTGATGTTACTTGGATTAGTAGTTTGGGATTATTTGTAGCAGTTGGTGGAACCTTTAGTGCAACTTATAATGGTGGTACCGGATACATTATGACAAGTAGTGATGGCATTACTTGGACAGAAAGAATGAGTACAACAAGTTCAAACATTCTTTTTGGTGTTAATTGGAATGGTACAACAGTTGTAGCAGTAGGTCAAGGTTTCTATTTTGCAAGTTCAACTAATGCAATTACTTGGTCAGCATCATTTATTGCTGGTGGAACAACATATGCTATCTATGATATTGTATGGAGTCCTGTTGATAGTTTATGGGTAATGTGTGGTGCTGATGGTTCTAATTCAATTATATTATCAGTAACTTCTGCGCTTCTTACATTCACACCAAGATATGTAGGACTTAGTGGTGGCGCATTATATGGAATATCATATGCTAATATTGCTGATCCTAATAAGTATTGGTGCGCTGGTAAATTTGGTGAGATAGTTACTAGTGGTGATGGAACTTCATGGTTAAATCAAGATACTGGTTATACTGGGACATATTTCTTATCTAAAGCATTCGGTAGTGCATTTTATATGTTTGGACAAACAAATACATATGAAGGTTTTTACACAAGTCCTTGGTTTGAATTTACTGCTGCTGGGGCTGTACGAGTTGTATACTTCTGGCCTACTATTAGAATTTGGAGTTATGGTAGTAATCCAACAGATGCTTATGATACAACAATACAACCTGCACAAGATAGATTACCAAACAACAGTCCAGTAACTGGTAGTTTTAGAACTGGAGTGTATTATAAAGATACAAGACAGAAGTTCTTTTTAGTCGCTGGGAATTTAAATAATCCAACAACCCCAGTAACAGTATATGCTAGTCGTAAGAGATTAGCGATTACGGAATTTGTAGGATAATAAATACATATAGGAGACATATAAGATGAGTTTACTACTTAATGGTGCTAGAACAGCAACGATTGCAGGCACCCAATTACAACTAGTTGAGATTTACAATGGTGAGAGTTATACCTTCCCATTCAATTTCAAAGATAGTTCTGGTGCTGTTGTTAACATTACTGGTTGGACATTAACTCCTACATGTAAATGGTATAATGCAACATTAGTATATCCAAATGATACTGCGACACAAACTACAGTGACACTGAGTAATCTTACATTACTAGATCCGCAGCCAACTGCACCAGCAGGATTAACTGCTGCCGCAACTGATGCACCAAATGGAGTAGGTTATTTGTTCATACCTACAACAATTAACGGTGGACAAACATTTAGTATTGATGCGGCTCCTGCACTAATTGCTGTTGTTACATTAACAGTAAGCAGAACAGATGGTGTAAGTAGTTTAACAGATATCAACAAAGAACCAATCGGGTTCATTATTAGGTACCTATAATGTCTGAGATAAATTTACAGTTTTCAGTTAATACTTACAGTGCTAGTTTTACATCGTCTCCAAATCCGATTATAATTAACCCTGTAACTAATAACTTGATGATGTTTACTGGCTTTGCCGCATATCCTCCTGCAGGTGGCGCGGGCGATACGCAAGTAACATTCAATGATGCTGGACTGTTTAGTGGTTCAGATGAATTTACTTACGCAAATGCAAGTAATACATTAACTGTTCAAAACATTGTTGCTAACTCAATGACAAGTAGTGGCAATGTTACTATAGGTAATATTAGTTGTACTGGTAATATCTCAGTTGTGGGTAACACATTAACATCTAATCTAACAGTTAATAATAAATCTATTTTAGGTAACATACCAAATATCACAATCAATGGTGGTTCTAATGGTCAGTTTATTAAGACAGATGGTACAGGTAATCTAAGTTTTGCAACTATTCCTTCAAGCGGTTCAAATACGCAATTGCAATTTAATAGTGCAGGTGCATTAGGTGGCATACCAAGCGTTACTTGGAATGGTGTTAAACTTGCTTTAGGTGATGTAGCCAATGTTAAAGTAGATGGTGGTACAAATGGTTATGTATTGCAAACAGATGGTACAGGTAATTTAACTTGGCAAGCACAAGCAGGTAATGTTACTGGTAATGGTAGCCCAGGTGGTGCAAACACACAAGTACAATTCAATAGAACAGGTGTCTTTGGTGGCGCCGCTGGTTTCACGTTTAATAACATCAGCAATACTTTAACTGTTATCAATGCTAATGTTACAGGTAATCTAGTTGCGAATGTCTTTACAGCAACAACTATTTCTGGAAACATAACAACTGCAGGTGATTTAATTACTGCAGGTAATGTGTTCGCTAACTCAGGTAACATTCAAGGTAATATATTAATTGGTAATACCATTATCACTAGCAATTTAAGTGTTGGTGGAAGTAATATTACTGCTAATGTTATTACTGCTAACTATTTTGTAGGTCCATTAGCAACTAATGCACAACCAAACATTACCAGTCTTGGTGTATTGACTGGTCTTGCGATTCAATATGGTAACTTATATATCCCTGTAGGTAATATTGATGTTGGTATAGGTAATTCTGTTTTAGGTAACATAGCATCTGCTAATAGTTTTGTTGGTAACTTAATTAATGGAACTAGTAATATAAAGATTGCGGCTAGTGCTAATATCAACATGAGTGTTGGTGGCAATAGCAATGTATTCGTTGTAACATCAACTGGTGCTAATGTAACAACATTAAGTGCAACAACAGGTACATTTGGTGGCAACGTAACAGCAGCCAATGTATATGCTAATACAGGTACTATTGGTGGTGCGAATCTTGTTGGTAACATCATTACATCTGCACAAACAAACATTACAAGTTTAGGTAGTCTAACAAGTTTGTCTGTTGCAGGTACAACAACTATCCAACAAGCAAAAGAAAAAGTTACTGCTAATGCTACGGGTTCAACTGGTACAGTAGCATTTGATATATTAACACAAGCAATATATTTGAAAACAGCCGATGCTACTGGTAATTTCATAATTAACTTACGTGGCAATAGCACAACAACATTTAACAGTGTTGCTAATGTCAATGAAAGCATGACATTCACTTATATTAATAAGAATGGTGGTACTGCATATGCTTATAGTAATTTACAAATTGATGGTAGTAATGTAACTGTTAATTGGCAATCAACTCCTTCAGGATTTATTGTAAATGGTTATGATATTTATGGATTCAATGTTATTAAAACAGCGTCCAGTACTTATACTGTATTTGGTACATTTGCAGGATACCAACCATAATGCCAATTCTTAATTCATTGGGTGCATTGAAAACTTTTAATATAAAAGCATATTCTGGTACGGGAAATATAAGTTATTTTTCTGGTACCCCAACTACTTTTTATACTGCATCATCTGATGGAACCTATATTTATATTACAGGTAAAGATACTGGTTTAGGTATCTATACATTTAGAGTAACAAATACCGGAGTATTAGATAGACAATATCAATCATTAAATTCAGGTTATGATGTAAAAAATACTGTATTACATTATGGCGCTTTATATATTTTTGGTTCAACGATTTCAACTACACCTGATAGGTCTCAAGTATATCTATATTCAAGTCCAAATACTTCTTCAACAATTAATAGTATTGGTGCTGATATAATTAGTATGTATATAACTAAAATTGTAGGGGATCCTAGTATATTTTCTAAATTTTATGGTTCATACTATCCTAATTCTAGTTCTGATGGAGTATTTTTTAATGCAACATATAGCGGTGCATTTGGTAGTGGTGGGTTTTTCTCAAATTGGAGCAAGCAAGTTGTTGGATTAAATTTTATGACCTTTACTTGTCTTGCTAGTCCAGTAACTAATACTGTATTCTATTCTGTATTGGGTTCTACAGGTGGTACCATTGGATATAATTTTTTATTTGATAGTTCTGGTAATCTTTTATATCAAACTCAAATAACTGCTGTTGTTGGTGGGGGTACAGAAAATATTTGGATAGAAAAAGCAGTATATGATAGTTTTGGTAACTTATATTGTTTATGTAATAGTCTATCTGAAAATAATTATCTAGTAAAATTAGATTCAACTTTATCAGTTATATGGTGTAAACAATATACTAGTAGGAATGTAAGTGGTTTATTTGTTGATTCTGATTATGTTTATATAACCGATTATATTACTACTGGTGGTTCTTCAGAAATATTAGTTGCAAAATTAGACAAAACATTATTAGACGGAAGTAGTTATCCTGTTGTATGGACAAATAACATAACATTACCAGGTATTCAATACTTAGTTGATGAAAATGGAATTTTCGTTATTGGTGATAGATTATGTTTAGTTATTAATGGCTCTCCATCAACTGTATTATCAATACCCATTGATGGTAATATTCCATATAGAGGTTCATTTACAGTACCTTTTTCATTTACAATTACAAGAACTAATATTTCATTTATAAACACAACTGCATCTACTAGTGATCCTGGATTTTCAATAACTACTGGACCAGCATGGACTACTGCACAACGTACTCCATCAACTGTTGCTTTTGGTCGTACACTTAATAATGTAACAATTGGCACCTGACCATTTTGTTTATCAAGCATAAATAGATGTAACACACTTACAACGCAATGAGGTGCTTGTGAGTTATATGCGAGACAGCAGAGGAGCAACATATGGCAAAATTCGCCAACAATACCTTAACCCAGGTCGCAGGGTTCGACGGACAAATTTTAGCACAAGAATTAGTCTATAATCAAAAAGATTTCTGGAACATGACTTGGTCAAGTACAATTGACGGTGTTGTTACTCCTATTGATTTAACAAATGTAACGATTGACGCACAAATCATTCGCAGAACAATCTCAGATTTACAAGATGGTCGCTATGGATTAGAATTCAATATCAGCGATTATTCACCCCCACCTACAGCAATAAATCTAACAGTTACAAACGTAGACGGACCAGCAGGTAAGTTTACATTGTTATTAGATGATGATTTGTGGGATGTATTGGGTACTGATCCAGAACTAGATATTGCAGTTAACGACCCAGTATGTTTCAGCGGTCGTATTAAGTTGAGTTTCCCAAGTGTGGGAACTGTGCCAGCGTTTGATGAGCAAGTATTCTTGTTGTTCTTAATTCGCTCAGATGGAGTGACAAACTAAAATGGCTAATCAAATATCTGTCAACAGCGGTAGTCAAGATATTTCTTTAGAAGTTACATCAGCAAGACAAATCACAGTAAATGCAGAAACACAAACAGTTGATGTTGTAATTGAATCTAGAGGAAACATTGAGTTAACACTAAGTCGTGCCATAAGTGTTACTGGCGTACAGCAAATTGTTGCTGGCAACAACATAACAATCAGTCCAACAAATGGGATTGGTGTCGTTACAATTAACAGTGCTGGATCAGCAAATGTCGAACATGCAAACACCGCTAATTACGCAAATTACTCAAATTATGCTGGTAATGCTTATTCTGTTTCTGGTAGCAATGTATCGGGACAAGTAGCCAATGCATTGATTGCAGGTGACGTTTATAATAACGCACAATCAAATATCACAAGTTTAGGTACATTAACAGGATTAAATGTTAGTGGTCCTATAGTTCTTAATACTTCAACAGTTGAAGGTAACATAGTTCCAAGTTCTAATGTTACATATAATTTAGGTAACAATACAAATAGATTTAAAGATTTATATCTTAGTGGTTCAACCATTTACATTGATGCACAAACAATCACAGCAGATGTTAATGGTATAAGTTTCAGTGGCAATATCGTTGGTGATGGTAGTCAGATTAGCAACATCACTGGTGCAAACGTTACTGGTGCAGTTGCTTATGCATCAATAGCCAATTCAGTAGCAGGTGCTAACGTATCAGGTGAAGTAGCCAATGCTAACTATGCTTCATATTCAAATAGTGCAAATTACTCAAGTGTTGCATATAGTGTTGATGTAGGCAATGTTGTTGGATTAGGTAATATTGCAACATTAAACTTAGATGGTAATAGCGGGAACATACTATTTGGTAATGGTGTATTTGCTAGTGCGCCAAACGTATCAAGTTCCAATACTGCAAACTATGCTAACTATGCCAATTTTGCAGGTGAAGCATTTAGTGTATCAGCAAGTAATATTTCTGGTGTAGTTAACCTTGCTAATTTTGCTACAACAGCAAACGCAGTAGCGGGTGGCAATGTAAGTGGCGAAGTCAATTATGCGGCAGTTGCAAATGCAGTAGCGGGTGCGAATGTAAGTGGTGAAGTAACTCTAGCAACATATGCAACAACTGCTAATGCAGTAGCCGGTGCTAATGTATCAGGTGCTGTTGGGTTAGCAACTTTTGCTACAACTGCTAATGCAGTAGCGGGTGCAAATGTAAGTGGTGAAGTCGCACATGCCAATGTTGCAAATAATGTTGCTGGCGCTAATGTATCAGGTGCAGTAGCATACGCAACAACTGCTAATGCGGTAGCAGGTGCTAATGTTACTGGGCAAGTAGATTTTGCTGCGGTTGCTAATTCAGTTGCAGGTAGTAATGTAGTTGGTGATGTATTATTTGCAAACTATGCTAATTTCTCTGGTACATCGTTTAGTGTATCAGGTAGTAATGTATCTGGTACAGTAGCAAATGCAACACACGCAACAATAGCAGATGCCGCAAATTCAGTAGCAGGTGCTAACGTTGTTGGTTTTGTGGCTAATGCAAGTCACGCAACAATAGCAGATGCTGCCAATGTAGCATACTTAGTAGATGGTGCTAACGTAAATGGACAAGTATCAAACGCATTAATATCAGGTACTGTATACACAAATGCACAACCAAACATCACAAGCACAGGTACATTAACAAGTTTAAGTGTTGGTGGCAATATCTCTGCTACAGGTAATATCAGTGGTGCATATTTTCTAGGTGATGGTAGTTATTTAACTGGCATTGGTAATCTTGCAGGTGCTGAAGGTTACTGGGGTAGTTTCTATAGTAACGTTACTCAAACTGCAAATAGCAGTACTGTTGCTACTGCTATTACATTAAACAACAGCGATCCAGATAATAACGGTGTTAGTGTAACTAGCAATAGTCATGTTAATTTTACATATGCTGGTGTTTATAATTTTCAATTTAGTGCTCAAATACTCAATACACAAACTAATCCAGTAGAAGCAAGTTTTTGGTTAAGAAAAAATGGAACTGATGTAGTTGATAGTAGGGGTACTTTGGCTGTTGCTGATAAACAAGGAGCACAACCAGGACAAAGTATTATTAG